ATGTGGTATCTAGTGTGCTTGGTAGTTTAAAACGAAGTTTTGTGTAGTCGTTTAACGGATAGAAGTTGTATCCTGCGAATTGGTATAGAACACCAGCATGTAGGACTGCTAGGAAGTTACCTGCATCTACGACACTGTTTACGTTGTCTACGCCAATAGTTGATGATAGTTGGGATAGGATACCATTGCTTGGTTCTGCTGATGCGCTGAAACCTAGTCGCCATGTTGAATTTGAGCGAAATAGGAATAATTCGTTGTTTCCTTCAGTTATCTTTACTAGTTTCTCTCCGTCACCTTCGTTAACGATAATAAAGTTAATGGCTGGGAATTCGTCAATGCTTGTACCAAGTGTGTCGCTACTTAGGTTGCTATATCTGATTGTAGATATTTCTTTAAAGTTACCTACAGTTTTACGGCTTGAAAGGTAGATGCGGCCTTTTGAGTATTGAATGTTTGCTGCAGGTGGAAGTCCAGTAGTTGCGTCGTTTAAATCTGTCCAAGTGTATCCACTTGTTTTAGAGTAGTAGCCGCCCGTTGTATTAGGGTTTACTAGGTAGAGTCTATTCAAATATGTGGTCATATCTTGAGCAGGGTATGCCCAGACTTGAGTCCATGTATAAGTGTCGAGACGGCAAATCCAAGTGCTACCTGAAACAAACTCTGCAGGTGATGTACTGCTGTCAAATGAAATAACGATATGGGTGAAGCCATCTTCGTTTCGCCAATAACCTAAAAGGTTTTGTGTTTGCCCTACAAAGCTTTGTGGATGTGTGACAACAACATCAAATGGTGGGCGGCTAACAAATTTGCCTGTACTAGATAAAACTACGTTTGTTGCTTTGGCTACTTCATTGGTTGCAATCAGCGACGGGTCAGCAACATTGTTGATACCGCCCTGAAAGTTATCAATGATAACGCCATCTCTAGCCATTTTTCATGCCCTTTAAATGTTTAGACATTGCTGCCGCTTTAGCTTTAGCATCTGATTTAGATGAAGCTCCCCAAGCTTGTAGGCTCAAAAGAAGTCTAGTTGGTTTGCCGTTCTTATATTCAGGTCCAGGCATTCCTCCCATACGTGCAAGGAAGGAAGCTCTTCTAGGGTTGTTTCCTGCTTTTACTGGTGCTTGCAGGTTTGAACCTGGGTGTGAAGCTTCATAGGCTTTACGACCTGTTTCGTTTAAACCACCTGCAGGACTCTTACCTGCTTTACGTTGCCATGCTGAGCTAGCCATTATTCGTCCTCTGTTAGAACTGTCTTCATAGGATAGTATTCTTGGTCAACGATATCTTCTTGACCTGCAATACGGTTCATTGAATCGCGGAAACGTGCATCTTGATATTGTGTTGCCTGCCAGTTTTCATCTAACCGGTATGCTTGGCTAAGCACGTAATCTACGATTTGGTTGAAGAAGCGGTCTGGTATTTGTAGGGCATCTGCAAGTGTCGCTAAGTCTGTTGGCTGTTGAATATAGTAGATAGTTAATCCTGCGGCAATATCTTTCTCTGCGGCAGGATAGATGTATAGGTCACCGTCCCATTCATACCAAATCTTTGGTTGACCAATATATTTGACGCTAGGGTCATCACTTTGAATCATTTCTTGAGCCATTTGGAATGACATAGGCTTTACTGGCAGTCCGTCAACAAACAATGCTTGTATCTGGTAGATAGGGATTTCTGGTGGAATCACATATAGTTTCTGTCCAGCAACTACATCTCTTGTTGCTGAGGCTTTAATAGTTTTATTTGATGACGCTATCTCTCGTTGCCCCATGTTAACCCAACGCAGCAGGTCAGCGTTAGTTATTTCAATTAGGGAGTCGTCACCGAAGATACGGGTAACTTCAGTAGCTACCTGTTGTGCTGTGCGTGTATATGTTTCTCTAGGCACCGAAAATCAACTTTCCATTATGTTTAGCATAGTTCTTTGTTAAACCAAGTTTTACTAAATCTCTAGTTAGTTCTCTTCTTTCAGCGTCTTCTTCTTGCTGTTTTTTAATTTTCATGAATTCATGTGCAGCATTTAAAGCAACAATGTCATCTACTGAGCCGCCATCTTTGGTTACGTCTGCGCTGATAAGGTCTGCCATGATGCGTTCATCTAGCATAGAGAATGGGTAGTTTTGGATGATGTAGCTTTCTCCGCCAGAGTTGCTGCCGTACATTACAGCCCAAGGTCTTTCAGGGTTAAACTGTGGGTGCTGTTCAGGAACTTTGCGGATGTAAAGGTTAGGGTCATAATCTGCCATAACTCTTGCAAGCCTATGTGCATGTTCTGGAACGTCTCTTAGACGGTCAATCTCATTGAAGTCTGTTATTCCGGTACCGAAACCTAGAAGTTTTGCGCCTGTAAAATCCATAATTCTCCTGAATAGGTTAATAGGGGCCTAGATTTCTCTAGACCCCTATCAGTATAACCGATTTTGTTAGCTTACGCCTAGGATACCCTTAAGTACACCGTGTGTGTTACGACGGTATGTGCTTAGTTCAGAGTAGTTACGAAGGTAAGCAACGAAGGCGTCCTTGAAAGGCACCTGCTTCCACTTCGAACCATCTTCATCAATCCATTCCCAACCACGTGAAGTGTTTAGGTTGATTTTCTTTGAGTTAACAAAGAACATCTTGTTAGCTGGAGCGTCAAAGTCAGCCTTCAACGGTAGGTCACCGAACTCAGTTACGAAACCAAGTCCACGGTTACCACCATCTAGGTCAACCTTGTTCACGAAACGACGACGGTCCTGAAGAGTCTTCCAGTATCCGTTCCAAGTTGCGTGGTCTGACCAGATAACGTCTGGCTTGTCACCTTCAGCTGCGATGCTTGTTACAACAGAAATCATGTCTGATTCAGTTACCTGAACCATAGTCTTGTTAGGGGCAGTTCCAGTAGAAATGTCCTTAACAACAGCTTTCCATGAAGGTACGGTTGATGGGTCGATACCGTGCAAGATTGATGTGTCATCAATCAAAGCGCCGAAACCGAGCCACTCTTTACCGTAGTTGTTTAGTACTGCAGATGATGTTGTGTTTGAACGTACGATAGACACACCAGCAGTTACCTGAGTTGAAGACAAAGTGTAAGACTTGTCTAGAGTTACAGTACGTGTGGTCTTGTTTACGTTGGTTACAGTAGCATATGCCTGACCTGCAGTAGGTGCAATGTATGCACCTTGCTGTAGAGATGCAGTACCTGTTGTAGGGTTAGCAGCACCCGCTGGGGTGTACTTTGAAACAACAAGGTCTACACGCATACCAAGCTGAACATACTTAGCGTCATCTACAACCAAAGCAGTTGCTGTTGTATATGAAGCAGCATCGCCAGTCTTAGCGCTTACTGTAGCGATAATACCTGTTCCGTCACCGAAGACCTGGCGGTTCTGGTCTTTAGCGATGTCGTCACGGATACGCTCGATTTCCTCAGAGGTAACGTCAGCAAATGTCTGGTAGTTTGCACTAGCCTGAGCCATAACCTGACCAGTTAGTCTTACAGTTCCGTAGAAACTCTTAAGACCAGCTGTACCCTGTTGGTATTGCTGCTGTCCAGCGTCTGGTAGAAGTTCGTCTTCACCACGTGCACCTAGACCAGTGTTACGACCGGTATGTGCAACGAAAGTGATACCCTTACCACCAACCTGGGTGATGTTACGGGCAGTCGACTTAATTCCATCAAGTGCTGGAGTAGCGTTGTTAATTTGTTCGTTGATGTCGCCATATACGTTCTTTAGAATCGTATTGGCAATCGTGAGATTGGAGCCATCGGCCATAATCTACTCCTATGTTAGAATTTGATATTTACACACTTCGGTCGCCCTGGCCTCGAATGGCTGTACTCACTACTATTTTTTAGTATAACACGAATTCGAACATTTATTCGTCATAGGATGGTCTAAAGCCGATATGCAACTCTGCTTCACGATTATCTGCAGGTGTCATCTCTGATGTTACAGATAACCCTGGCCGGTCTCCTGTAGGAGTGACAACACATTTATGTGCTTTACGCCACTCCCTAAGGAGCTTTACGGCAGAGTCGTCATCACTTTCAAACTCTGCTCCACATGAGCATCGTTCTCTGACCATTCATGCCTAGTTGTTAATAAACTGTTTGGCAATCGCTTCAATAGCAGCAATACGGTCTTCTTTAGTCTTGTACACTACAGGTTCTGGAGCTGGCAAACCACTGTTCCCGCTACCGCCTGCTACACGTGGAGCACGTCTAGTTGCTCCTACCTGTGCACGCATACGGTCAAGTTCACCATTGTACTGTTCAAAAGCAGCACCAATTAGCTGTGGAATTTCAGCTTCAGGGTATTCGTCTGCAAGAATCATTGCACGACGGAGGACTGCTTCTTGGTCAAATTCGCCGTATTCTTCTGCTAGAACTTCCATTGAAGTACCGATTTCGTATTCAAAGTTAGCTTCTGTTGCGGCTTCTATTTCTGCGTTACGTTCTTCACGTAGGGCTTCCATTTCTGCGCGTAGAGCAGCGACTTCAGCGTTAACTGGGTCTTGTTCCATGTCAGGGTCAACTAGGAAATCGTCTTCTTCGGCTTCTTTTACAACATTAGAAACGCTTACAGCCTGCTTCATCATCTCTTCGGCTTGTTTCCAACCATAGCGTTCTGCTAGTTCGTCGTAGATAGCTTTAGGGTTTGTTGAGATTTGCTGTGCAAGTTCTAGTGACGCACCAATGATGTCTGGGTCAATACCTGCATCCATGAATCTGCGGTATGGGGCAATTGACTCAAATTCTTGGTCAATACCTTGCTGCCATTTATTGACAACAGGTTCGATTAGGCCATGAAGTGATTTAGGTAGAACTTCATATAGTTCTGCTAGGGATGGGTTGCCGAAATCATCTTCAATTTCGTTTGGGTCTGGAAGTTCAAGAATTGCATCTTCTTGCACCTCATAGTCACTATCGTCAGAGTCGTCCTCTACTTCATAGTTACTGTCGTCATACTCTTGGTAATCGGTATCTTCGTATTCGAATTCTTCGCTAGCCATTTATTAAGCTCCTTGTTGTTGATTGTCGGGTTGTTGCTGTGGTGCTTGTGGTTGCTGTCCAGTTTGCATTTGTGCCATCTGGATAGCCGCTAAAGCCATTTCATGCATGTTGATGTGCTTGTTTAGCTCTGCTTTACTTACATCTGAAAGCATATCATATGCAGGGCTCTTACGGAATACATCATGTTCTTGAATGTGTACAGCATGGTTATCCCACTTATTTACAGGAATAATCGATGGTGCTTCAAGTTGCTGTCCAGTGTTAGGGTCAATGGTGGACGGGTCGCCCATTGTTACCTTCATCTGATACTGCTGGTTGTATTGCATAAGTTCCATTTGAGTTAACTTCTTAAACATAACGTTTTCACGCTGTGCTCGAAGTTCGTCTGGGCGTGTGCCCTTCACGTCAGTGTATGCACTGATAGTTGTGATGTCTAGTAGTTTCAGGCCATCTTCTGGTGGAATCATACCCATCTTCATCATGTCCATAACTAAAGCTTGCTTAGCTGCTTTAGAGGTTGGTAGTGCTGAACCTGATTCAATTCGGATATCTGTTCCAGTAGCAATGTCTGAACCTTTGAACACTTCAGCAGAGAATGCGTTGTTTGAGCCAACAATTTTGATTGTTCTCTCTGATGTCCAGTATTCTGCGGCTAAGGCTAGGGATGTGCGGGCTACCTGTGATAGTCCTTCTTCGATTGAGGCGAAGGTAGGTGATAGGTAGTTGTCGTCACGTTCCTGCAGGTATGCGATAGCTGTTGCTGCCTCAACTCCTGGAGGGGTTGTTCCCTTTGATACTTGGTGTTGACCTGAAATGTCTTCTAGGTCAGTGTTCAATGCGTTTAGTTCTTCTGCCACGTATGGTGGTAGTTGAGGCATTGGTGCTGACATTGGGAAGTCAAAACCTGGACGGACACCAATGTATTGTCCTGGGGCTGTACTAATCTTTGAAACAGTTATAGAGCCTTCACGGTAGTAAACCTGTGGTTTAGCCATAATGTTCTTTGACTGGATACGCTGTGAACGGGTGCGGTTAATTTCACGTTGTAGTGGAATGATGTCATCAATTACACATGCAGGATAGTATTGTCCGCTAGGAATGTGGTCAAACTTTACAATTGGGTAGTCTTTATATCCGGCAGGGAATCCGTCTAGAGAAGCTTCTACAATTATCTGGTCTACAACAACAATGTATCCACCTTTAGGTAGTAGTGGGGTTGTTCCTGGCTTTACCCATGCTTCAATTACTAGGCTTGAATCTGCCTTGTTGTTATTTGCACGGATATCTAGAGCGTTGGTTACATCTGCGATTTCTGTTGATGCAACTACTGTAGGTTCGTGGTCTTTAGGGATAAGGTCACCGTAAACATTCTTCAACCATGCAATTGGCTTGGTATATACGTGCAGCACGTATGGCTGTTTGTTGTGGTCTACGATTGTTAGGTCTGGGACAAAGATGTTAAATGGGGAGACGTGTTCGATACAGATGTCTCCTTCTTGGTCGCTCCATGAATCGTATGCGCCTGCATGCCAATAGGTTTTAAGGTATCCAACACCTAGGACGGATAGGTCGCGTGCTACTGCACGCATTTCCTTACCTACACCTAGTCTGTCGTATAGGGATTCCCAGATTTGAGTTCCAGCACTAGCAGCAAATACGTCTTCTACTTCGTTAGAGGCAGGCATACATACTGCTGTTGGTTTCTGTGAAGTTAGTTTAGAGATTTCTGTACGAACGATAGGGCGTATACGGTTGATGGTGATGCGTGGAAGGTTCTTGTCGCCTCTAGGTAGCGCAGCTACAGCACTCTTTTGAGAGTCCCATGCAACATACTGCTTTCCACGTTCAAAAGAGATGTTCATGTACCATTGACGGACACGCCACATTTTGCCATCTTTAGATTTGTTGTACTGCTTGCGCAAGTAATCAACTATCTTGATGCCTCTTTCATCCTTTTGGAATGCTTTTAGCTGTGCATCATCAAGTAGCCCACCTGACATGGTAGTAGTTGCCTTTTGGAGGTCAACTTTATCACTTGATACCGTATTCGCGGCTGTAGTCGGCGAAATTAAACTCATTCTCTTCATCTACCTCTATGTGATTATCCGTTACTAACGGTGCTTGTTCGTGTGCTGGTGTCAGTAGCCCGCTTGCGGCTAGGATTTGCTGGTACGCTATCGGGTCCTTTGTCGACAGTAGGTTCACTGCCTGATTCAACAACGCTATCGTCTCCGAGTTTGTCCTCATTAACGCTGCTGTCCCCTTGTTCAAGCTTCGCGTCATCAGCCAAAACGTTAATGGAACTGATAGCGAGGAGATCAGCACTAGTAGAAATAGAGAGGTCTCTGATGCCATTTACTAGCCTTTCAATTAGTTGTGGAACTTTTGCAAGTTCATCATTTAGTTTGTTAACCTCAACTTGCATTGCAACTTGAGCATCTTGGACGATATTTAAATAGTATGCAAGTGAAGTGATGCATGACCTACAAACATAGACGTCACCATAATCTTCAATTACTCTGCCAGCTTCAACAAGCACGTTGCTAGGGCTGGCTTCATGTGTACAAATTACACATTCGTAAGGGTGATATGGGGCCCTTTCCCATGTTGCGTAATGTGGCATTATTCCCATCCTACTGCATCTTCTGAGACGTTTTTATTGATTGACCAACTGTTGACACCGGGGTCTCTTTGGTTATCAAAGCTTACAACCTCAAGTGTATCACTAAACTCACGTACCATTTCTTTATACCCACTCAAGATGTCAGGAGTTAGGTCGTCCATTAGGGTAAAGAAGTATCTGGCAGAGTCAAACGCGTGGTTATCTCTGTCCTGAATGTCTTCCAGCTTGTTTAGCGACATTTCCAGTTGACGGTTGGCTCGTCTCTTGTACTTTAGTTTGCTCATTTCTGAGGTTAGATTGGGGCAGTCGTAGGTTATCTGCCAGAATGGTTTGCCTGTTCGAGGATTGATTTTGACGTACTGCTGCATCTTGTTTAATCCGATACCGATTTGGCGTGGAATTATGTCAATGATGACGTTTACGTTGTTTAGGTTAAATTCTTGCTGGTATGAGGTTCCTTTTACTCCGCTTGTTTGTGCTAGAGCGGGGTCTCCTACTACTAGGTAGGGCTGTATACCCATTTCTGCGTTCTTTTTGTGGAAGATTTGACAGTGTTCAGCGATGGTCATTTGAGATTGGTAGTGTTCAGCAAATGTGGTGATTGTTCCGTCTGGTGCTACGGCATGCCAGAGGATTGCTGTGGGGTCTCGCCATCCGTAGTCAATACTGACGTAGATGCGGTGTTGTCTGGTTAGTTTAAAGTCACCTGTTGTGTGGGTGCTTGCATGCCAGTTTTTGAATACGGCTCCACCTACTTGAATGAATTGACCTTTTTCACGGATTTGCCGTTGTTCGTCGGTTAGTGAGCCTAGATATTCTTCAATAGCTTTAGGGTCTAGGTAAGGGTTGTCGGACATTTCTACTTCGGTTACACCAAATAGTTCATGTCCTTCTTTACCAGGAATATACACTTGTTCGTAAATGTATTCCATACCTTCAACAGGGGTTAGGGTCATCCACCATTCTCCGTTGGTGTCTACTAGACGGGCTCGACACTCGTCATAAATAAGTTCTGGTGGCTCTTCGTCAAAGTGTACAAAGTGTCTTGATGTTCCCGCAAACTTCTGTAAGTCCTGGTCGTAGGACATGAATTCTACAAATGAGCCATTTGCTAAAGTTAATACTCGGCGTTCTTTAGAGTAACTGTCATCCCATGAACCGTTGATTAACAGGCTTTTAGGTACCCATTGCTGAAATTGCGGTAACAAAATCTTGTCGATACCGCTTGCAAAGTCAACGCCTACAACACGTCCTCTGATTGGGCCTTCAGGTAGTTTACGGTATGGGTGTTCCCCTTTAAGATAGCGGATGTCTTCAATGACACCTGCCACTGTTTTACCTGAACGGTTACCTCCAACATATAGGCGATGCTTATGCTGGTCTGAAGCAAAGTCAATTTGCTTTTGATGTGGCTTATACCGGTTAAGGTTTGGCACTAAAGCTGTTGTACGGATTTGCTCACTGACTTTATACAGCAGTTCTGTAGGGTTTATGAGTTTAGACCTAGCCACGTACAAGCTCCATATATTCTTTAAAAGTTAATCGCACTATCTGGTCAGCGTCTTCGACATCAAGCCTGACTTTGAGTTTAATAAGGTCTTTAACAGTAGTGTAAGCCCACCATTCACCTGCCCGAGGATAGCCAACTCCTGCGCGTTGAGTGACAAGAACACCATAGTTGGCGTTGGCATGTTGTTTTTCTTTTCTTGTTTCTTCAAGCCATTTTCTGATTTGTTCATGGGAAGCTTCCTTGGCAGCCTTTCCGCCTTTAACCTCAAATACTATTAAACCACGTGCAGCTTCACGTAGCCAGACGTCCCCTTCGTCTTCTGAACCTTTAAGGACGTTTCTGTGTGCTTCTAACGGTGTATAACCTATCTCTAGTAGATAGTTTTTTACAGCCGTTTCGGCTCGGGTACCTATTTGTTTTGCTTTACTCACCATTTCTCCTTTGATGCTAAACTACTATTATGCCAGAACAAGACTTAAATATGGATTCCAGACTATCACATCTGGACGCTGATACTGATACCTCTATCACAGCGATTCACCATACCCTAGGTCCAGCACCTACACAGGCTAGTCCTGGGTCTCATAGACATGACGGCAAAGATTCTTACAAGATTAATGTAGCTGACCTTGAAGGTGTAATACCTGGAACTACAGGGTCTCCTGTTGTGGTGCTGGTCAGAAACAATACTGGCTCTACGCTAACTAAGGGAACTATTGTTTACACTAATGGGGCTACAGGTAACCATGTCACTGTAGCTAAAGCTTTAGCGACTAGCGACGCCACTTCAGCCCGTTCTTTAGGTTGGGTGGCAGATGATATTGCGAATAACACTAGTGGTTATGTGCAAATAGAGGGTTATTTAGAAGGCATTAATACTAATGCTGGTAATGATGGGCAGCAACTATATTTATCTTGGACTACGGCAGGTGGTTGGACTACCACTAAACCTAAGGGACCTAACCACCTCGTCTATGTTGGTGTAATCGCCAAAAAAGCTGGTAACGGTGCTGTTATGGTTAAAGTTCAAAACGGCTATGAGTTAGATGAAATTCATGATGCACAGATTATTTCGCCAACAAACGGTCAAGCCCTAATTTATGATGGTTCAACTAGCTTATGGAAGAACGCTACTTTAGGTGCCGTAAGTTCATATAGTCACACCCAAAGCGCAAGTTCTGATACTTGGACAATTGCACATAGTCTAGGATTTAAGCCAAACGTTACTGTAGAGGACTCTGGCGGCAGCATTATAGAGGGCGATGTGGTGTATACTGATAACAACAACTTGACAATAAGCTTTACTGCAGCTTCAACCGGAAAAGCTTACTTATCTTAGGAAAATATGCCACGTACGTTTTTAACTAACCTCGATTTAAATAAAAATCAGCTTCAAAACGCTGTCGTACACAGCACCACAACTCCCGCTACCCCTATCAAAGGTCAAATATACACTGACTCAACAACAGGCATCCTATACGTACACAACGGTACAAGTTGGATAACCTATCTTCCAAGCACTACAACTCTCAATAACGTCCCTACAGCAACAGCAGATGTGGCTTTAGGTGGCTACAAAATTACAGGTCTAGGAACCCCAGTTGCAACAACAGATGCAGCAACAAAAGCCTATGTAGATGGCGTAGTAACAGGTCTAGACATTAAGCAATCTGTGCGTGTAGCCTCAATTGCTTCAGTAACTGTAACTTATACAGCAACTGGTGGAACATCAGGTCGCGGACAAATAACTGCAGCACCTAACGCCCTAGACGGTGTAACCCTAGTAGCAAATGACAGACTACTCCTAAAAGACCAAGGAACTGGCGCAAACGGTGTATGGGTAGTAACTACACTAGGTACCGGTGCAAACGGTGTATGGGATAGAGCAACAGACTTTGACTCTGACGCTGAAGTAACCCCTGGAGCCTATGTTTGGGTTGAAGAAGGAACACAGCAAGACTCTGCTTGGGTAGTAACAAACACTGCACCACTAATAATTGGTGGAGCTTCAGGAACAACCCTAGTTTGGACACTATTCTCCTCTACTAGCGCACTAATTGCAGGTAACGGTCTGAACAAGACAGGTAACGCAATTGATGTTGTAGGTACAACCAACCGTATCTCAGTAGCAGCAGACTCTATCGACATTTCAACAAACTATGTAGGTCAGGGAACCATTACCACTGTAGGTGCTTTGACATCTGGGTCTTTAACTACAGGTTTCACTGCTGTAGCCGTACCACAAGGTGGTACAGGTGCAACAACTAAATCTGCTGCTAGAGGATACACTAGCGCAACAGTAGGTTTAGCTGATGCTGCTGGTATGACTATCCCACAGAAGTACACTGCATCTTTCCCTGCTACAACACCTTCAGGTGCAGGTCCAATCTATACATTAAGCTGGACTATCACTAAGGCAACCCATGGTTTGCCTGCAGACCAGTTCACAATCGTCCAGTTAAAGCAAAAGAACTCAACAACCTATGCTGACGTTGACGCAGATATCTCTATTACAACATCGACCGGAGATGTCGTAATTTCTTGGAACATGACTTCCAACACAACTACAGCCGCAGGAGACTTTGTTGTAGTAATGATTGGCTAAGGAGAACAATGACTAAAAAGAGACTATCCAGTGCCGACCTTGTAGGTCCAGTACTGCTTAATGGAGATGCAGGAACATCAGGTTACGTTTTAACTAGTGGTGGAGCAACAGCTTTTCCTACATGGAGCGCCGTATCTGGTGGTAAATATCCTGATGGTTTTGTTTTCTCTAACGCAAACTCAACTGCAGCTACAACAACCACATCTCAATCAATTTTCCAATCAGGAGCAAGGTCTTATGCTTTAACTGCTGGAAAAACGTATGCTTTTGAACTAAAACTAGATTTAAACATTGCTTTTCCTGCAGGCTCACCTTTTGCTGTAAGACTAGACCCAACCTTTACTCAAACACCACAATCAGTTAACTATCATTCTGTATACATTCCTTCTACTACTGGAAGCACATATGGAACAAAGGTAACGGCAACAGGTGTGCAAGTAGTAACCCCAACATTTTCTTCTGCAACTGGAGGATTTCTTTTAATAGATGGATTCTTTAGGGCAAATGCTACTACTGGTGGGTCAGTAGAATTTAAATTTCAACTAAGCGTTGGTAGCCCTGGTGGAAGCGCAACAATGCAAACCGGTTCATGGCAGAAGATACTAGATTTAGGAGTAAGCACAGCTCCAGGTATTATTTCTGGAACTTGGACTTAATCCTCTACCTTAGGAATAGTTCCGTGACGGCGAGCTTCGTCGCGTCTACGCTTATCTTCAGCATGGATAACTTCATCCTTAGCTAAAGTCTTAGAATCATGAGGCAACACTTCACCTTCAATAGGTAAGAACGGTATAGAAGCATCTACCTTACCATCAGGTGTTGTAGGTCTTTCACCATAAAATTCATCATTTGCAGCATGCCATCTATTGTGGCATTCAGCACAGATGCGGTGCACGTTACCATCAATATTGCACATAGTATTCTTATCTGGTCCGTGATGCACAGCTTCAGCAGGGTGACCTGGACAGCCAATGATAGGCTTTATGCCTCCACCGGCATTCTGTAGCCAAGCCCACTCACAAACCATACCAGGCTTAATAGGATATTTCTTTACAGCTTCCTTACGGCCTGTAGATAACGGGTCAGCATACTCAGATAACGCTTTGCTACCTGTGTAGCCGTCAAAGTAAGCTTCAATCTCTTCCTTAGGTGCAAAAGGATTATCTACCTCTGTGAACTGGTCACAGCAACAATACTCTTCATCTAAAAGAGTGTTATCCCACATAGACTGACATTCATCATGAAAGTCAGCCTTGCACGCTAAACAACTGTCATCAGTCGCCATAATAACTACCACCACTAATTTCTGGATTATAGAACCCAATACCACTATAAGCCCTAGTACCGCCAGTTCGGCGTACAGGATTCATTGGAACGCGCATACGAAGTTCACGAATGAACGGTGTAGTAGCCAAAGGTGTCTCACCATTCTCGTTACACCAAGTGCGATAGCCTCGCAGAAGTGCTTCAGAGTTAGTTGTAAACATTGGTGATTCAACAATCATCTCTTCAACGAACCTAGAGATATGGTCTTCTTCACCACGATACTCATTAGTTGCTATCTGAACAGACTTAGGTTCAGTAATACCATTAGCGATAACACGCATTGCACCTTCAATCATCCAAGACAAAATACCTGGACCTTCTTGATTAACAATGTCATCTGCTAAGCCTTGTCTCTGCTTTTCAGCAGGTACCTGATATTTGAAGTCAATCTTACGTAGACGTCTCCAAAAACCTGCACCACCAGAACGAACTGAAGGTAAGTGGTTTAAGGCAAGGAACAGGGTATGTGACGGACTGAAGTCAAAGAAGTCTTTGTAGAGTTTACGGGCAGAGATAGTATCTCCACCGGTGAGCATCTTAATTCTTGATTCATTGAACTTACCGTCAGGTCTTGTCTCAGAGGCTACAGCAAATCGTACGCCACGAAGGTTAGCGATTTCTGTTGAATGCTGTTGAGAGTTAGTGTCAAGCAAGAAGTTTTCAGGCATTGTCCTAGAGTAGTTACCTAAAATCTTTGAGGCAACTTCTAGTAGCGTCGACTTTCCATTAGCGCCAACGCCCACAAATACTGGGAGTATGTGCCAGCGGACTTCTCCGACCAAAGCGACGCCCAAAAGTTCTTGAATGTAATCAATTCGTTCTTTCTCTGTAATAACCATATTCAAAAAATCATCCCACATAGGAGTTTTTTGATGTTTAGGGGAAATTGCTGTCTGCATCGTATTGTAGTCAAGCAATGGGTCAGCATCTCTAAGTATACCAGTCTCCAAACTAATAATTCCATTTGGCGTACATAGTTCTAGGGGATTGCTATCTAACTCATGTGGCATAACTACCACTTCAGGTACTGTCTGTGACAGTAGCACTGAGTTGGTGATTGCTGCTCTTGATAAAGATTTTCTAGCCCAATCCATGCCAGCCTTTGTGCCATCTATAGCACCGAAGGATAGAGCAGATTCTCCTGCTAAACGTTCAATGGTTCTAGCATTGTCTGGCACGTACACGCTTTTTTCCCATTTAAACCATCCGAGGTCTGGTACATAAATGTATTTGCCTTTTGCGGCGTGTGCTAGACGTTCAGCGTTAGCTAAGTCAGTGTATTTGAACGCATCAATTGGTAAAGCAATTGGTGCTGGCGATAATGCTAGGTTACCTTCCATTTGATGCGTTTGGGATAAAGGGATATCAGGGACTACAGATAAATGTAGTTTGTGTACGTGGTTACGCACTTCTGAGGAAAGTTTAGCGTCACTGTAGGTAGATACCATTTGTTTAGCCCACCGGAATGCTGTCTGCACTTCTCCAGGGTG